TTGCTGTCTTTCTTCTATCTTCAATCCAAGTAAATCTAAACCCTTAACGTAACTCTTTGCCCATTCACTTCTTGATTGTTGGTCTGTTTGAAAATTACCAAGTAACTCACTAGCCATAGACTGCAAATCACTTTCATCTATTTCTTCTGCAAGGTTCCTGTCAAAATCACCTCCTGTAATTTCATCTACCTGCTCTCCAGTAAAATCTATTATCATTCCTCCATCTTCTGTTTCCACTGAAACAGCATCAGGGTTTTTGGCTGTAACCTCTTCAGGATTTACTATTTCTACATTTATATCTTCATCAATAACATCATCGTCAGCAGTAAATGGAATCATAGGTTTTTCAATAGCCATTCTAATTTCCTCTAGTAATATTCAACTGGTCTTCTATATTTCGGCTCATCATCCCAGTCATCCATAGTTGTTCTTATCCAGCCACCTTGCCTGAATCTTAACAGCGCTTGTGTGGTTGAGTCAACCAAGTCATCATGGTCTCCTGCTGGAAACGCTGCACATTCTTCAATAACTTCTTCCGCCCATCTTGTAGGTGGATACCAAACTACGCCACTTGCAAACAGATCAGTAACACCGTTTACCCTAGCTATCTTATCCTGTCCACGGCTTGGTGTAAACTCTGTAACTGGTATTCCCATAGCACGAAGCTCAAAAATCAAGGGTGAGCCTGCTGCTTTTGCCTCAACAATCATCTGATCTGGCTCAAATTCCCAGTATTTATCATAAGCTGCACGCTTTAATTCAGGAAATTCAAGCTTTTCTTTGTAAGAATCTATCAATATTAGGTTAGGTATCTCATTTCCGTCATCATCAGGGTGGTGAAAGATGCCCCACGTTGTGCAAGCACTATAATCCGCTCTTTGCGTTTTTAAGAAGGCTGTGTCCCATGATTGGATTATGGAGTCACATGGGGGTAAATCTTTTTTATCCCACTCCTGCCACCATTCACGCTTGATTAAAGCACCTTCTTCCGATGTAGGGTCCTGTTGGTACTGTGCATTCCACTTTGATACAGGTAATTCAGCTTTTAGTGCGTCTAATTCTGCACCGCTCCAAAATTCAGGCCATAATGGCTTGCCTGAAGGCATAATTGCAGGTAATTGTATGACTTCCCACTCATTTGAGCCTTCTCTTTCGGTAGATTTGTTAATTATTTGCCCTGTTAGGTCTCTTTTTGACCATCTTGTCATCACAAGTATGATTGCACCACCCGGTTGAAGTCTTTGACGGGGCCCAGAGGTGTACCATTCGTAAACTTTGTTATAAACTTCAGGATTATACTCACCCATTGTGGCTTCTTGCTCTGAATGTGGGTCATCAATGATAAGAATATCAGCACCTTTACCTGTAACGGCACCTCCAACACCTATCGCGAAGTAATCACCACGCTTATTTGTGTTCCATCTACCTGCGGCTTTACTATCTGTGGATAATTCTATGCCGGGAAATACATTTTGGAAGTCTTCGTTCTGTATTAAGTTACGAACCTTACGGCCAAAGCCAACTGACAGCTCTGCAGTGTGTGCTGTCTGGATAACTTTCTTATCTGGATACATTCCCAAGAACCATGCAGGAAATAAATAACTGGCAAACTCTGACTTGGTGTGACGGGGTGGCATATTTATTATCAATCTTTTTAATTCACCCCGGGCTACCCTCTCAAATGCCTCTGCCATAATCTCATGGTGCCTCCCATGAATAAATGAAGGCCACATCAAATTAACAAAAGGCAGAAACTCTTTTCGTGCCTGTTCCTTTTCCTGAATTTCACTAAGCTCTTCAACTAAAGCTAAAATCTCTTTTTGTTTCTCTGGAGAAAACTGGTCTAACTTCTTAGATGCCGATTTTATTATTTTAGATAGATCATTCATTTTCGTTTATGCATTCACTAGGCTTGTTATCAACAATCCTCTGAGCAAGATCAATCATCCATAAACATTCTTTTGTGTCTACAGCAGAAACAATGTGCAAAGACCTGTCACCATTGTCATCAGTAACCCATCCAATAACAACAGGCTCTTCTAGCTCAGGGTAATCTCCCTCAACCTCTTCTGAGAAAATATTTTGTTTTCTAAAGTCGTCTAGATTTATAACGTTGTCTGTCAATCGAAAAATCCCAACTAGTTATATAATACTAGTTATAACTAGTATTGTTATACTAGTATAAATAAACATATATACTAGTAATAACTAGTAGGGAACCCCCTAAATCAATTTTTTTTTACTTTTTTTTATTGGTTTTTACATATATGGGCATGTGGGGGCATTAGATTCTAGAAAAATATTAGGGGTGACCCCCTCTTGACAGAATTTATAATTTTAGTGTGCAACATAAACTACGCGCGTGCGTAGGGGGCGACCAACATACGGGGGTATACGGGGTAGGTGGGGTAGCTAGAAGTCGAAATTAACTTTTAGGGGAGGCGAAATTATACAAACTTCTAGGCTAATCACCTAGCAACTTTTGTAACTTATCTTTTAAATCTTGTTCTATTTCTTCAGTACTGCGATCAGCTTGTTTTGTTTCCATCTCAACCTTATCACTAAACATTGAAACAGTTTTACCTAACAACTCTAACGCTCTTATTCTACTCGATGCATTGTCAGCCTGATCAGCCTCTTCAGTTAACCTTTTCAATACATACTCTTCACGCCTGACCGCTCTCGTCAACTTATCTTCCTCTAATCTCTTTTGAATATCTTTAATCCTCTTGGATACCTTATGGTTAGCCATTAAAGCGGATGCCATACTCCAAATAGTTTTATCTAATGTGTTAGGGCTTACATTATAGACCGCTCTATAAGCATCGCTTGCAGTCTTTCCCTCTTCAGCTACAAGCCTCGCAAACTCTGACTGTTTTGCAGTTATTGGTTGTTCTTTTTGTCTTGTTGATTTGAACTCTTTTTGAGTGCCTCCAACTATTTTCAACTTTGGTTTTTTATCGTCTTTTTTGTCCGCCATAATTTTACTTCCTATTATTAAAAAATAAGCCACTCAGAAGTTAGCACCTCATTCACTTACTGTAAATATTTTCTCATTTCGTGAAACATCTATTAATAGCCCATACAAGCCCATACAGAGATAAAAGGTGTTATAGGCTACGATATATCATAAAAGTTTGTTTCGCAGTTTTTGGCTTGGGGCTTACGTTACAGAGCATCATTAAAAAAAGATTAAAATAATTCAATTTATTTACAAGAAAAACAGTCTCTCAATCTTATTAATTATGAGTTCGGAAATTTTCTAAACTCATTCGTAATAGTTAGTACAACAACAAAAGAAAGCGAGACAATGAGAAAAAAACTTACAGTAAAAATAACATACGAAAACAAAATAAAAGAACTAGAGCAAGAAATACACGAAATCCTATTAGATCAGGAGATCGAAAACGACATAAAGCCAAGTGATATCAGATGCCCTTATTATGGATGCGGGGCAACATTCCCAAGTTCTATATTACATGATACTGAGTTTTGTCCTGAGTGTGAAGAGCCTTTTGATCATGACGATATCGAACTGCATCTAGAATAAAATATTTTGGGGGCAGTTTTTATTGCCCCCAAAAGTTTAATTTAACTTTTACAGAAGTTTAGAAAAAAAAGATTTGAACGTCAGCAACAGTTACAAGGAACATTTACAATTATTTACATTTATTTATATATTTGGGCTTGCATATACATTAGCCAATTGCTATATAAATAGTGCGACCAAGTCAGCCCCTATTTGGCAACCCGTTTGATGCGAACCACAAACATCCCGATCTGACCTACATGGGAAACTAGGCAGAATTAAAGATCGGCAAGAGTGAACCGCCCCCCACAATTCACAGAGATGATCTGAGCGATATGGACTGAACATAAGAAGTTTAAAATTAAACGGGTTTCTCAATAGTGGCTGACACTAACAAATCAATCAACAACTCAGGAGTACAATAATGTACAAGAAATTAAATCAAGACGAGATCAAGTTACTAAGGCTTTTAGCTGATGCTTATAACTTTGCAAATATCGCAGATGTTCATTCCTCATATGCTGAGGATGATGGATCAAGTGCTAAGTATAAAGGCAATTATGAAACAATGGAGATGGTCAACGAATTAAATCCTAGAATTGTTTCAAGTGTATGCAATCCAATATCTAAAGCGGTAACTTCCATAATTGGGGAAGAGTTACATGAGTATTGGATCAATGGATCAAATTACGATGTAGATGAGTTAATAAAAATAACAAATAGCGAGGGAGTTTAAACATGAGAAAATTATTATCAATTTTAGGAAGAAATTTATTTCCAAATTTAATAGATGGAGATGGATATATAATTTTGACTAAGCCTAAAAAATTATCTCAAGAAGAGTTCATTAATCTAATGTCCTCAAAATCAACTGCAACAAATGGAGTTTTATAATGCAGAAAAATATTATTCAAGACTATGCACTTTCAGACGATAGCATTAAGACAATAGCCTCTTCAGAGGTTTTAGTCTCAGGTCTCAAGGATACAAATAAAGAGAATGTCGCATCAATTAATGAGAGCAAAGTACAAGATCAGTATGTGCCTTTCATCGTTCATACTGCAAAGTTCCCAAGGACTGCAAGTGGTAACGTGGCAAAAGGTGTAACGGCTATCATGTATGATGACCTGATTAATCATTGCGGTTTGTCTAAGTCCTCAGCCAAGTTGCTCAAGGAAACATGTGTAAAATTCTGCGAGTATTTCAATGTACCAACTCAGGCAACACCTGAGTACGTCAGGAATATTTTATCTGACAATAACCTTGAAAAGCAGACAGACATTGTAGCTAAGGTCTCAGGTAAAAAAGAAGTAACTCTTGCTGAGAAGATTGCTAAAATGGTTTACGGCAAAGAGGTTACCAAAAAGATCGATGGTATTGAGCAAACTGTTTTCGTAGCGACAGATTTAAATATGGATGAGATCGAGGAGATCGAAAGCCATATGGCTGATATCAAGAGAGTTCGCATCGCAACTGACAAGGCTAATGAAAAGAAGTTGGCTGAGACTAACGAAGATAATCAAGAGACTAATGACGTTCTTGATGCTCTTACTGCCTAATCGAATGCACAAATTGAGACAGATCAAAGCGGTCTGTCTCTGCTTGTTCAATCGAGCAATAACAACAACTATCATGGAGTAGATATGAATAAAAATCAGGAAATAACAAAACACTTTGGCGGTCGAATTATACGAGGTGTTTTTAAAAAAATTGATGGCTCTCGCAGAAAATTTTGGGGAGTTCTCAAATATGAGGATAGGGATATTCCTAACCTCGTAACAGTCTACGATTTCAGAATAGCTGAGTATCGTAGATTTAGGCTAGATCAAGGTGCTATTACATTAAATAGCGGTAAGATTTGGTACAAATACAATAGCCATAATGGTGTAACTTTAAAAACTAGGAGTGCTTAAATGAGATTATCATTAGCAAAAAAGATCATTGTCGAGGGCATCAAAAAGAATGTTGCTCAAACTTCAACTAAGCCAATTACTTTCCATTTAGATGGTAGTATGGGAATTGGTAAAACTGCACTAGCAAAACAGATTGCTCAGGACTTGGGCTTTTACATGCAGAATATTGCACTTGCTCAGCTAGAGCCTACAGACATTGGCGGTATGAGAATGCCTCAGGGCGATAAGATGATTACTCTTCAGCCTGATTGGTATATAGATGCTGATCGCATGGCTCAGCTAGAGGCTGAGGGCTTTAAAGGTGTACTTTATTTCTTCGATGAGTTGCCTCAAAGCCCCGTACTTAACATGAATATATTCGCTCAAATTGCTGACGAATATAGAGTTGGAGAGTACAAGCTAGACAGAACAAAATGCTATGTAATGTCAGCGGGGAACAAGCTATCAGATAAGGCGGGGACTAATACAATGCCAAGCCACTTGATCGATAGACTTACGTTCCTAGAGATTGAGCCAAACCTCGAGGACACTTGCGGATACTTCGCTAAAAGCGGTGTTGATCACAGAGTTATATCGTGGTTGAGATTTCAGCCTGAGTTCTTGCATCAGTTTAAAGTTGGAGTGAATGCTTATCCAACTCCAAGGTCAATCGAGAGGTCAGCACAGATCATGAATTGGGACTTGGATGACGAGGCAATGGCTGAGGCTATCAGCGGTCAAATTGGTCGCCCCGCTTATGCAAACCTTAAAACTCATATGGATGTACATGACAAATGTCCTGACATTGATAAGCTGATCGCAAGCCCTGATACTGCTGAGATTGTTGAAGAGCCTGCGATTATGTATGCACTTTGTTCATCGTTATCAACTAAGGCTAACGATAAGAACATAGGCAACATTTTGAAATACCTCAAAAGATTACCTAATGAGGAGTTTCAAGCTTTTGTTCTTAAGGATGCATTATCTAGGGACAACAGTCTTAAGCAAAATAAAGATGTCAGATTGTGGGCATCTGCAAAGGGCAACGGGAAATATCTCGTTGCCTAGAAGTTAACTTTAACTTTTAGGAGTGCAAATATGCATGATTTACCAAGGAAGATCGCAAGATCAAAGGTCAGGCTTATGCTTGATAAACTTTCAAAAGGTTGGGGCTTTTATGCCTCAGTCCTTTATCAAATGCCAATGGTTGAGAAAAGTTCTCTTCCTACTATGGCAACTGACGGCAAAAGTATTTTCTATAATGCAGAATTTACTGATGCCTTATCTGAGGCTGAGTTGGATGGAGTTAAAGTTCATGAGGCTTACCATCGTATCCTAAAGCATCATTTAAGGATGGGCAAAAGAGATGCTGAGTTATGGAATATTGCATGTGATTATGCGATCAATCCAATAATAATTCAGTCAGGTCTTGTTCTTCCTGAGGGGGCTTTGATTGATGACAAGTTCAAAGGTATGTCAGCAGAAAAAATTTACGACCTACTGAAACAAGATCAGGGCGATGATGGAAACGGCGGTGGCGGTAGCGGTCAGCCTCAACCTCAGGAGTGGGGCAATGTTGAAGATCAGGGCGGTGGTATGTCTGAAGATCAGATCAAATCTGAAGAGGCAACAATCAATGCTCAGGTTGTTATGGCGGTCAACTCAATGAAGACTGAGGCGGGTAAACTTCCCGCTAACATCAAGGAAATCATTGACGAGATGAAGAGGTCTCAGATTGATTGGAAAGATGTACTTCGCAGATTTGTTGGCGGAGATCAGCCTGAGGGATATTCTTATCGCAGACCTAATCGCAGACAATGGTACTTAAACGAGGTTGTCACTCCCGTATCAAACAAGATCGGATGCGGAGACATTGTTGTTGGCATCGATACTAGCGGATCAGTTTCAAGTATTGAGTTATCCCACTTCTTGGGCGAGCTGAATGCTATCGCTGAAAGCTCAGGTGCTGAAAGTGTCACAATCATTACATGCGACTATGATGTTCAAGATGTTGTCAGGTATGAGAAAGGCGATCAGATTGAGGACATATCATGTAAAGGTCGAGGCGGTACAAGAGTAATGCCCGTCTTCGATTATATTGCTGAGAACAATATCAATGTCGATAACTTCATTTACTTTACTGACATGGGCATTGGCGATTATCCTCAGCAAGATGTTGGATATCCTATCCTTTGGGTATCAAGCGATATGAGAGGGGAAGAGGCTCCCATTGGAGAGACCACTTACCTCAAAGTAGCCTAACAAAACTAAGTTATCCACAAGCCCGCTAATTTGGGCTTGTGGTCAAATCATCAACTACTATCATTATTTGGAGTTACAATTATGAGTAAGAAAAGACAAAGTGCCATAAAGCACAAAGTTCATTTAAATATTATCAAAAACTTACAAACTTCTTTAAAAGATTTTGATCTTGATATTGCTGACGTTATGTCATCGATGTATCAGTACAGACAACATCCTTTATTTTGTAAGAAAAAAGCTGACAAGATGGAGCAATTAAAATCATATTTAGATTATGATCAGCAACAATCTATTAGCAATTTATCGACTATGCTTTCGTCTATAGTAGGATATAGAAAAGATCAAAAGAAAAATTCTATTCTCAATACTGAAGAGTTTAATAAGCAGTATGATGTTTACACTAAAGCAATACACTCGTCAAAAAATACTGCTTATGATTGGTGGAGAAAAAACCATCAAAGAACTCAGGCAAAAGTTATCTGCGAAAAGGATACACAAAAAGGTATCGAGCAAGATGCAAGCAGTACATGGGGCGATAGAAAAATACATGTCCCGCCTTTGTGGTATCATAAGGTTTGGAAAAAAGGTTTGTCAGGTGTTGAGTATAAAGGCAGACCTCATTTTGTTATCGATGTAAAGCCTTATCCTATTGCTAGGTTAGAGCAAGACAATATCAAAATGTACAAAGCTGATGTCGTCAGTTCTAAGGGCGGTGTACTTTCATACATTGAAGACCTTTGGTTAGCATCATTTGAGACTAGCCCTTTTATTGTAGAAAAAAAAGGTGGTTCATTGTGGGATACTAAGCCCGCTGAGTGTATCGTTTCATTAAGCCCTGAGTTAAGACGAGCAGAGACTAACGTCTCTCAGAGAATAACAAATGGTGTTATTAATAATTTGTTAGATTAGGAGGTATCAAATGCAAATTAATTTAAATCAAAGCAATGTTAATCCAAGCGATTTAGTCGCTTGGGTTCATAAGGGGTATATGTATTGCCCCGTTCTAACTGTTGGAGATCAGATATTCAGCCATGAGATTGTTGACATGTCTGATCCTGACAAAGAGCCATTCTTTTATGAGGGCAGTCTTCAAAAATTTATGGATCGTGATACGTTTATTGATTTTGTAGATTACATGATCAGAGCAACTAAATCAGGTCTGTAGAAGTTTAATTTAACTTTTGGGAGTTCAAAATGAAGTACAATTTCAAGCACTATCAAAATAGAATGTATCAAGATAATTATTTAAAAAATCTTTATTTAAAAATTATTTTCTTTTTATCAGTAATATTATCAATATTAATCATAGGAGTTTTATAATGACAGAGTTGGAGATAATTCAAAAATTAGATGGCATCATTGCTGATCTAATTAAGGATGGATTGCATGATATCGCAATCAATATTGAGATCGAAAAGCAAAAGGTCGCACAACAATTTAATCAAGCTGAATTTAATAGTCAGCAAATAGACTTGGAGGAATATCTATGAGTAAAATAAAATGGAAAGAACTTCAGCCTGAGAAAATTTCTTGGGCTGAGGCTATATTGGAGGTAGAGGGGCTAGTTAATGCTGAGATATCGCACCTGAGAAAAAAAGGTAACGATAACATTGCTGATCTACTTCTTAAATCAATGCATGTAATCAAGAGAGGATATTAAATGAATAAAGAATATCATTTAAAAAAATTAGATCGTCTTTATAAAGATTGGGTCTTGCATAGTAAATTTCATTTCATCCCAAAGCCTATGGAGATGGAAGAATTTATAGACGTAAATTACGAGCAGTTAACTCATGATCAATATAGGTTTTTGAGATCATTAATAAACGTAACCGCACATGTTCAAAATTTTGAGGAGAATGAACAATGAAAATAATATCATCTAGCTATAATTTTAATGAAGAAGAATGTAAAATAAAAACCACTACATCATATAATGAGATGCAAGATGTCATTAAAATGGACTGTCTAATTGATACAATATATGAATTAGAAAATTTGAGGGATAGCTTGCATGAAAAAATGTATGGTAAAGAAAAAGATGAAGAATGTCCTGACGATTTAAGTAGGGTTAAAGTATGGCTTAAAGGAGAGGTTTCTGACGTAAGAAAACAATGTCACGAAGACGATGTTGATGCTAGAGAACTTGGCATACTTGATGGAAGACTTGAATGTGCTGAAAATTTATTAGAGCAAATAGAAAAATGGGAGAATGAATAATGGATAATATAGATAGAATTTTATTATTCTTGATGGGTATATGTGTAATGCTTATGTCCATTGTAACATTAGCTGATCCTGACGGATATTATATGCAAAGTATAGAGGGAATATTTATAACTTTGTTTATAGGCTCTATTGGATTAACAATGATACTTGTCAGTTTTGGCAGTATCTTTTTCAAGTCAAATAATTAGAGGGAGAGGTCACTCCTATTAGGTGGGCAAAAGTGGATGCCTGAGGTTTTTTATATATATTCCCCTCTAACCTAAATGCTATACATCCCTAGATAATTATCCCCTCACATATTTCTTTGAGATTTTTATTATGGGCAAAACCTAGACCTCTTTAAATTATGTCAGGTAAATGTATGGAAAGCCACAAACAAAGGCTCATTAGAGCCTTGTACAGAGGGGTTGGCAGACCTCTCTGTACGAATACTAGTAAATTTAACAAACATCTCTGTACGAGCCGTGCATGGATAAAATGGAGAATATAAAATGAACAAAAAAGGAAAAGGCGGTCACTCAAGCACTTATGAATTTTTAAATAAGGATGTTAGAAATTCTCATAAAGACCTTGTTGAACGTAACAAAAAAATGACACCTCAGGAATTGGGGATGGATGAAAAATTTGAAGATGTTCCTACTAGCTTATCAGATAAAGATAAAGAAATAGGAAGAGTTAATAAAGTGTCATCGTCAGGCATTCAACACATGCGGGGCGGTAGTGCATTTGAGGAGGTTTCATAATGCTGACAACATCATTAATGTGCTTGGCTCTCAACATATATCATGAGGCTAAAAATCAAAGTTTCATAGGGCAAGTTGCAGTTGCACAAGTTGTCATGAATAGAGTAAATGATACAAGGTATCCCAATACAGTTTGTGAGGTAGTCAAACAAGGCTTAACTTACAAATGGAAACCATCATTCCCTATCAAAAATAAATGCCAATTTAGTTGGTACTGTGATGGCAAGAGTGACAAACCTAAACAAGGTAAGGCATGGGAAGATGCTAAACATGTTGCCAATGGTGTTTATAATGAGCATCTATCTGACTTTGTTGAGGGGGCAACACATTACCATGCTGACTATGTCAATCCTAGTTGGGCTGAAACTAAAACATATGTAATGAGAATTGATGACCACATATTTTATAGGTGGGACATTGAGGAAAATAAAAACTACCTATACGACTAGAAGTTAAATTAAACTTTTAGATAATTACCTACCTTAACAGAACCAAATATACACAACAGACCTTTCTGAGGTCATCGTAAGTTCAACTATAAAAGGAAAAAGGTAATGAAAAAATCTATTAATAAAGATAAGAAAAAGTTTTTACGTTTAATTTGTTTAACTGAAAATGAAAAGAGAATTATGCAAAAATATAAATGCACTAATCTAGCAATAAATAAATTATTCTTAAAAAGAGTTAATAGATAAAAAAAAGAATGAGGGCGGTATTGGAGTTACCGCCCTCTTGCGTAAGAAGTGAGATGCTGAGAAAACAATCACTTTCACAAAACATAATCCCACCTTTTAATTAAGTCAACTATTTCCCCAACTTTCATAAAAGTTTTTTATTGGCTTAACAATCCCACCTATATTATTTTCAATAAATTCAATATCAATACGACTTAAATCCTTATCAGTTATTATTTTTAACAGAGTGTCGTAAACCTTAGATCCACCTGCTGATCTAGACGATCGTAAGCATTCAAAAACTTTTGTTCTTAAAATCTCGTTGTCATTGCTATTGGTGTCGTGGCTAGCGATAATTCTTGGATTGTAATTGGATGCCCTTATCCCCACCATACCTGATCTATTGTAGTCCATTTGGAGTTTATCTAATATCATGAAGTGATCTAGCGATATACTATCATGGAGTAGCAACTTGTCTAAACAAGTCTGATCAACCACTCGCATCCTTACTTTATTTGATTTGCCTATAAACTCAGGCTTAACTGTTTTATTTTCAAAATGGTAAGTCTTCGTCATCTTCTTCTTTTTCATAATAACTTCTAGGCGGAGATTTTGCTTTTGGCATATTGTATCCGCTTGGTGCAAGCATGTCCTCAGCATGAGAACTTTTGTCTACACTATTATACCTAGATGTTATTTTGTCAAAAGACAAGTCACAATCCCCAATAGAACCCACCCAAGAAAATCTACATTTCCAAATCATTATCTGACTTATGCTTGACGTTGATGGCTTAGGTCTATGAACAGTTAGTCCTATGTCAGCTTTAGCAAACCAACTGGCTGAACCTGATATATCGTATCCTTTTGGTGGTGGAACAGTCCCGTCATCTTTCCTCATCATTTTTGTTGGATGAGCAACAAACCAAATATGTATGCCATGTGCCTGAGCAAAAACTCTCAGGGCAGTCAACATATCTGAAATCCAATCTGTCTCAGAAGTTAAATTATCTTTTGAGATATAATTGTATGGATCAATTACAACTCCCCTAACTCCATGCCTCATTACCGCAACTTTCATTCTTTCCATAATGCTATCTAACGTAGATAGCGAGCCATCTGCCTGATACAAAAATGAAAAATGATCTTGCACAAATTTCTTCCCCTCAATCAAATCTTCCTTATTTAATTTTGGTGTAATGCCATCAAAAAATGGCTTGCCTACATGCTTACTTATTAACTTGGCTATATGTATTCTAGGCTCATTTTCAAAAGAACATATTCCAAATTTCCATCCTTTTTCTTTTGCTATGTTTACCATTATCTGATCAACAAACTCTGACTTACCGCTTGATGGATGCCCCGTAACAACTGTTAGCTGACCCTCGACAATCGTATATAGCGGGTCTACTTCCTCATATCCCGTTGATGCCCCTGAGCCTACACCTTTCTCATATATCTCATCGACTTCCTCATAAAAATGCGATGCATCGTAAAGACCTGAAACGGGATACGGCTTAGGATTTGATGCAATCTCATCTAACTTTGTTTTGCCGTGCTTTACTAAAACTTCATTAGCATCCTTGCAGTCCTCAGGATAATCTAATTTGTAACATCTGTCCTTACCAACTCTTCTAGCTATCTCTTCAGCCATTGCCTGACCTGACTTGTCGTTATCCATAGCTATAACAACCTTGTCACACAGTTCTAATTTCTTCTTGGCATTCCAAATAAACTTAAATTTCCCGTCTTCATGTGCATCTATCTTGCCATCAACCACTTTCATTACTGCTCCATGTGGTATCGAAACAACAGATTTGTACCCCGCCTCGATAAATGAAAGTGCATCCATTTCCCCCTCGCAAATAATAATCCAATCGTTAGTCTCAACATTATCTATATTGAAAAAATTAACCGCTGATCCCTGAGAAGAAAATCCCTTACTTGGAAACGACCTCAGCTTTGCAAATTCAGTATTGCCCTTGTTGACATACGGAAAAACCAAACAAGGCATCTCTTTTTTCTCTGATGCAATGTAATGTTTTTTAAATTTTACCCCTACTATTTTTGCGGTATTTTCTGATATCCCTCTGCTTTTTAAATAATCTATACTGCCATTCTCAACTGATAAATCATCCCATCTTTTGTCTACAGCATGAACCACATTGCTCCTCCTTATCAGCCTAAAGTTATTATCTCCAATTTTTACAGACCCGTTTTGATTGCAATGCCAACAATTATAAATAACAAGACTGCTATCTACTTTTAATGACATTGTTTTCTGATCTTTTTTCTTTCGCTTATGCGAACAAAAGGGGCAGTTAACCTTGTGTTGACCGCTACCTAATCTGAGGGCATTAGCCCTGATGTTTGATGCTAGTTCCATGTTTTCTCCTTACGCAATTTGAAAAAGATAGTGCCATAAAAAATAATCGTCAATGAAAAAAAATATTATTTTTATAAGTTTGGGAACTAAATACTTTCTTTCTCATACGCCCCATACTTGCCCATGTACTCCAAAAGTTAATTTTAACTTCTACTAGTATTACTAGTTATAACTAGTATATATATAACTAGTTTATATTATATATATTTATAACTAGTTCTTGTTATAACTAGTAGGGGGAACTTCTATTTTGAATTGTCTTCTTCAACTTCTCGCCCAAGTATCTAGCAACGATAGGTTTACTGTTTGCAATTTCAAATAAATATTTTTTCAGTCTACTCGCATTTAACTCTGCCATATCGCAAACCTGATCATAGTCATCGCTGATAATCCACTCAGCCACAGATAGCTTTTCTTTTGCAGTCCCTAAATACAAATCAGAAATCGCTTGGCACATCACATGTTTCCAGAGTCGACACTCTGACATGAGTTCTTGGTCTTTCTCTATCCAATCCCCAATATATATACTTTTGTTTAACTTGTCTGTCGTTAGCATATATCTTTCCTTGCATACAATCCAAGATAACACTCTCATCTAGATCAGGTCTTCTTGAAGAGTAATATATAACTAACTCTACTTTGACATCTTTTTCAATAAGATTTTCTAATTGTGGGCATTGAAGAGCAAAAATCTTTTCGTAATTTCTAGCTTTATCTGATTTTATCAGGGCGGGTCTTTTGCCAAATGTAACTATTTTTCTTGAGTTTGACTTACTTGCGGGTTCGCCCTCGATAATAAAATTTATTTTTTTTTGGGTTTCTGTTGACATAAATTGGTATTCCTATTATCTATAAAAGTGCGTAAGGAGAAATGACATGAAAATAACCAATAACTTTGGTATGCCACAACCTTTTGTGGACTTTGCCATAAACGACAAATACAGTAAAGGTAAAGCTGACATATCTGTCACTACCTTAATCGATAGCCCCAAGATAAGATTAATGAAAGAAAAGCATGATCATCAGATAGAGGTGGATGCGGTTGATATGGTTTGGGCATTGTTTGGTACTGCGGTGCATTCAGTTCTAGAAAATTCAAAACAATCAGAAGATAGCATAACAGAAGAGAGATTGTATTCTACTGTTAGTGGTTGGGTTTTGTCAGGTGCGGTTGATAGGCAAGAGATAAAAGACGACAAAATAACCATAGTTGATTACAAGGTTACGTCAGTTTGGTCTGTAATATACGGAAAGCCTGAGTGGGAAAATCAATTAAATTGTTATGCCTATTTGGTAAATGACAAACATGCTTTCAATAAAAGCAAAGTAACTAATCTTAAAATATGTGCAATCTTGAGAGATTGGAACAGAAGAGACGCAGAGAGAAAAGAAGACTATCCAAAAGCACCTATAGTTTTTGTTGATATACCTTTATGGGATCACGAAAAAGCATCAAAATATATAATTGACAGAATGGCTTTACATCAAGAGGCACAGATTTTGGCTGATGTTCATGGGGATTTAGGTCTTTGTAGTTCTGAAGAAATGTGGAAAAAGAACGACACATGGGCAGTAAAGAAAAAAGGGCAGAAGAGGGCATTGAGAGTTTTAGATAGCGAAGAAGAGGCTATCAAATACATTGAATGGCACAATGAAACGGACAAAGCATATGCCAAAAAAACTCATTTAGAAATTGAATTTCGTGGTGGCGAGTACACACGATGTGGCAACTATTGTTCAGTTGCTGATTTTTGTAACCAATATAAAGGAAGATCGATATGACAGAAAAAATAAAGATACCTAAAAGAGTTGTTAGGAAAGTTAAAAAAAGTGGTCTTGTAAAATTAAAGCCTAGAGTAATAAGCGAAAGACCAAAGGATAGGTCTTTAATAGCAGAGCATATTGCAGAGGCTACAGGCAAAGCAAATGCAGTAGAGAAAAATATTTTCATAAGGGCATATCTTTATGTAAGTAATGCATGGAATAATTTTATTAATAAAATGTTTGGTATGTAGGGGATTAAAATGAAAAGCAATATACCTGATAAGGTTGTAGAAACCTTAAAAGAAATAGGAATGAACCACACAGATGCGGGATGGAACTGTCACGGAACTTATGTTCTTTTACATAAGGCTTTGGAAAAAGTTGCGGTGGCTCGAAACATTAAGTTTGATGCCCCTCAAATATTAGAAAATGACAGTAGCAAAAGAGTTGTTAGTCTAATGGTCATGGGTCATATGGGCGATAAGTCAGAATGGTCTATAGGCGAGGCATCCCCGTCAAATAATAAAAATAGCTATCCATATGCTATGGCTGAGAAGAGGGCTAAGGACAGAGTTATACTAAAATTAGTTGGTCTTCATGGAGACGTATATGCAGAGGATGAGGCTGACAGTTTTAAAGAGGAACGACCTGAGGAAATAAAGGGCGGTACTAATGAAACTCAAGATAAAGATAATCTGCCTAAAGCAACATTTATAAATTTAGATAACACTAAAGAAACTATAAAAGGCATAGAGTTTATTAAAGAAGTCTTCATTCAGTTTTTACCAAGCAAAACTAGTAGAGCAGATATAGTTGGCTTTTGGAAAAGCAATAAAGAGGCACGGGAAGTTTTAGAAAACCTATCCCCAAAGGACTACGAAGACGTAGAAAAGGCTTTCAAGAAGAGAGCAGAAGAAATTGTCAATGATAAAGGAGAAAATAATGGACAATAATCAATATCCCGCAACGGGTGGGCTATTTGCCCAAAGAGAAAAAAGGTCAGACAAAAGTCCTGATTACTCAGGAATGCTTTCATTGGAAATGGAAGTTGTTAACGACATAATAAAACAAAAGGAAGAGGGCATAAGCCAACCTAAAATTAATTTAGTTGGTTGGAAAAAGATGAGTAAGGCGGGTTCTCCTTATTTAAGAATCATAGGGAATGTTGAAAGAGAAAGACAAGAGCAACAACATGGCTACACTAAAAGCAATGCCCCTCAGCAACAACAACAATCATCATCTAGTGCTATATTAGATGATGAAATACCATTTTAAGGGAGAGTTAAATGGAAGAAGAAAATAAAATTGCTAATGTCCATTTTGAAGCAGTCAAAACATCCATGATGCAAGACAAAAATGGAACGAACATACGTTTAACAATACATCCAAATGATGTCCCTGAGGCTTTGCACAAAGATTGGATTGGCTCAAGATACATGGTTGCTATGGTTAAGCTTAATGAAGATGGCACACCTGATGAAAGGCAAGAAAATGACAAAGAAAAAGTCGGAGAATAATGCTGATATTCAATCAGACTATTTGACTTTAGATGGTGTTGCTAATTATCTTTCTATAAGTCGAATGACATTATATAACATAATCAATGATGAGAACTCTACTTTCCCAAAAAGTTTTGAAATAATTAAGTCTGAAAAGAACAGACCTAAAAGACTTTATAAGAAATCAGACGTAATTGCTTGGTTAGAAAAAAGTCCTAGAAGTTAAATTAAACTTATGGCTAGGTCTTTATATGAAACTTCACAAGATAGAAGATCAGAAAAACAAGTTCTAGACTATGTCTCAAAATGTTGGGGCATAGTCTATCACAAACTTCCAATGTCCTATAAGTTAGATTATTCTATGTATCGATCAGAATTGCTGGTTGGCTGGGCAGAAGTAAAATGCAGAACACATAATTTTGGAACATTCCCAACATACATAATATCACTAGCAAAAGTTTTAGAGGCTAGGAGATTAGGAAAAGAAACAAATACAACTCCAATACTATTGGTGTCGTGGCTAGATGTATTAGCTTATTTGGATTTTTTTTCCCCTTTCACCATCAAGCAAGGTGGTAGATCAGATAGAAACGATTGGCAAGATCAGGAGCCAATGGCACACTTTGAATTAAAATATTTTAAAAGAGTAGGAGAAATAAATGAGACTAGCAGATGGGTTTGAAGATGCGTTTGTAGGCACAACTATAAGTGCCTTCGGTAGAAAACAAGTGGCGATATATGATTACGATAAATGCATATTAATACTTATGCATGACAATCATATGAAAGAAGATGATGCCATAGAATATTTTGATTACAACGTAATTGGGTCTTGGGTAGGCGAAGATACCCCCATATACATCAATCAGCATACAATTTTAAACATAGAAGATTATTTGGAGGATCAAGATGAAAGCTAAAGATAACGTAAACAGACCTAGCCACTACAGAAAAGGAAAGGTTGAATGTATAGACGCAATCAAAAGTGCTACGGGAGATGGCTACCAATTTTACCTACAGGGGAACGTCATCAAGTACATGTGGAGATTTAATCATAAGAATGGGCTAGAGGATTTGCAAAAGGCTCAATGGTATCTCTCAGAGTTAATCAAACTAAAAAAGAAAAAATGATAGTATGATAGTAGTTGGTGCAAGATGGTCGCTTTTATACTTATTTATATGATCCCTAGATCGAAGACCATCTTAAACCAATGTTAGAAAATGTGGCGGAGGCTGCGTAAAAAAATGTATCTAGAAACCCAAACTTTTAGCTACATCTTGAACAAGCATGTTTAGATAACGGCTGCAGTATAAATTACTTACTATATTGCAAACTTTTAGACCTAAAAGTTAAAATTAACTTCTAGCCTGCCTTTTTATATCCCGCAGACCTCATAAGAATAAGACCCATTTGCTGAAGCTCGTTTATCTTATCTCTTCTAATTCTTATAATTTTTCTTTTTGTATTCTCAGGTATTTGTGGATTTCTTTCAATCTCTTTTATCTGCCTTTGCATCCTATTTCTTGCATTATCTATGGCTTTCATTCTTCCAACTATACTTATTTGTTTCTTATTATTCTCGTAGATAGATGCGACTGCTTCTTTATCCCCAGACCTCTTTGCCATATCTAGTTGTGCTATTAACGTAAATAGGTCTTGTCTGTTATCTAAATAATTACCCGTGTCTGCTCTTGGAGACGGAGTTGTTATAACCTTTCTTGCTAAAGGTATACTGTTTATTAGACTGCCTTCAAAGTCTCCTTGTAGTGCATCGTATATGTCTACGGGAGCTTCAAGGCTTCTCATCGCAAATCTTCCTGCCCCACCCGTAAAAGTTCCAAACCAATACTCTATAATGTCAGGCGACATATCTATTAGTCCGCCTTTTATATCGTCTCCACCAGTTAAGCTATTAACACTAGAAGCTATTGTCTTAGCTATAGAACTAGTATTAGACCAATATTGAGAACTGTTTGCTTTTGCTACAGATGCGTAGGTAGGCGATTCTTTGTAAATAGGATCGCCTTTGTAATCCTCATTTATTCCTACTGATATAAATGGGTCAAATACTGTAGGGGCTGCGAAGTTTAAGAAGTTATCATAAGCACCTATAGGACTAATGCTTTCAACAGTTGTTCCAACGATACTCCTCATTGCTTCGCCCGGGGTGTATTCGCCTCTGCCCATCCTACTCAAACTTCTACCAAAATTAACTGCCATATTAAGACCATAAGCCATTGGGATTGTTATATGCTTGTCGCCTGTAAGACCTAAAGTTGGTACAATTATATTGTGTTCAAGTATATGTCTTGGTATCTCATCATAATCACTAATACCATCTTCGTCTTCATCTCCAGAAAATAGTCCGTTAATAGTATCTTGCATAATGCCGTACACCATTAATCCCGCCCACATTTTTCTTACTTTGGATGATCTAGTAGCCGCGTTAACAAGTGCCATAGAACCTTGTAAAGAAGCATTATAAAATAAATACATGCTATTCATTACTGCTTTATTCTCTCCGCCTTTCGCAAAGTTAACAGTGATGTTCCTCGCTGCCAACGCAGCTCTTGACTTAGACACGCCTCTATCACGAAGTGATTTATACAAAGATACCCTGACACCATTCTCAACTGCAGTATTTGCATTATCTAACATAGATAGCAGTGATCTAGCATTCTTACCTACAAATTGATTTCTATTTAATCCTAATTTTTGTTTAATACCACTATCAGATATATCTCCTATTATATTATCAATATTATCTATCTGATCTTTAACATCTCCCATTTGGTTAGTGGCATTCTTTCCACCAGCAGAAACATACTCTTTATATATATCTGTCCATTTGTTCACTGCATTTTTATCAAATAATAATTTACCAATACCTATAACTGCTGAAGGAGTTCCTTTCATTACTTCTTTAGTAAAACCCTTTTCGTCATACTCTTGTGCATTTATGCCTGCCGTCTCAAGGTCTCTTGCAAAGTTTGGAATAACAAATGACGGGTTATAGGTTGTATTTACCGCAGATAGAAATCTGTTAAACTTTCCCATGTATCTAAATATTGCGGCATTTTGTTGTGGTGTTAAAGCGCCGTTCATAGACTTAGCTATTCTTGGGTCTTTTATAAGAAAATCTCTCTCTACTCCATTTTCTTTATATGTAAAAATATTTTCTGGCTTTACTCCTCTTTGATTTCTTTGCTGACTGTTTAGATTTGTTATTTCTTCAGCAATCTCTTTCATTTCTTTTGCAAGAGAGTCGTTTATAGCCATACTGCCATCAGGTTGTTCTTCAAGGCCCTCAACAAGCCTACCAAAAGATTGTCCTACTTTATTTCTTTCGCCTCTGTCTATAGAGTTATTATTTTGTGCCATCAATGATGCAACAATATTTTCAGCATAATCGTTTATGCCTGCTCTACCTCTTGCTGATTTATCTTCCCTACCTTTTGCTCCAAAAAAGTTAGTAAATACTCTCTTCCTTCCGTACTGACTATCTAATATAGACTCAACTTCTATGTCGCTGTCGCCTTGAAGCGGTACATAAGAACCATCAGTGTAAATAATAATAGGAGGTTGTCTGTTAGGGTCTCTTGCATCTGCCGGTAATAAACCTGCCTCTATACGTCTATCTATAGTGTCTTCATTTATTTTTCTAGCAAACTCTCTTATTTCTTCAAATTTAGCAATTTCTGTTTTATCTAAACTATTATACCAATCAATAATTTGATCAGCCTCAGTGCCAGTCATTCCTGATCCTGTGACTGTTTTGCCTCCAGTTTTTTGCTTTATATATGCGTTTCTTTGTCTTGCATGAAATGCGTATAAAACGGCATCTGTCATAGCTAATTTTTTACCAACATAATCTTTTTCAATACTGTCGTAAAATCCAGTAGAGCCTGCTGAACCTTTTATGTCTCTTAATTCTTGTATTTTCTCTTCACTAATATTTAATGTGTCCATTACATTAATCATAGGCTCGAATAACTCTTCTTGTACTTTAGTAACCTTATCTCCTACTATTCCTGAATAGTTAGCCTCTTGCATATAAGAGTCCATAGCATCTGTTATAGTAAAGCCATTCTTTCTTAACTCGTCTATCATAGACCCAACGGGTAACATGGCATCTTGAAAATATGTAAGTATTCTCTGGGCTCTTGCCTTAGCAACATCTTCTTCATAAAAAACACCCAAACCTTTAGCTATGAATTTAGACAAATTATCATAAGTCATATTCTGAGCTTTTTGATTCATGTCTTGAACAAACTCTTCTGAGTTAGGGCTTGTTGTTTGTGCTGGGTTAGAGCTAATAGTAGAATATTTAAACTTATCTTTTATTGCTGTATTCTGTGGCTTGGTAAAAAAAGTTCTAACTTGATATAAAGACCTCCACTCATATTCTCTTGGAGCAAAAGCTTGGGCAACGTTATCAGCAAAACTCTTTGGAGAAACTTTCTTTACTGATTTAAATCCTTTTGGCTCAAATTTTAATGAAAGAACAAGAGTTCTTTCTTGAGGCTTTATCTCTTGAGGTCTAGGATTTTGTCTTGTCCAAGGCTTCCCATATTTGTCTTTTGACATAGAAGAGCCGTCTGGAAATCTGCCATTTGCATTAGGTATCATCTTCACAGGCAACGCTAAAGGAGCATTGTCCCACTCAATTCTAATGTCATTATTGCCTACACCACCATCAGGAAAAACTCTTATACCATAATCTTTAGGTCTTCTTATAGAGCCATCTTTATAAAGACCCTCTGATATATCTCTGTTGTATTTTCTGTATTCTTCCATTGTATCAAATAGTAAATTTAATGGATCACCATCAATAACAGTGTGGTATTTTAGTATACTTTCAGCGTGAGTAGGCAGCTTAATGCCATCCTCATTAAATCTTTCTCCAAAAATATGTTGATAACCATATCCACCATATTTACCTTTTCTATTTTCTAAAGGAAAATGATCTCCTTGAGGCACAACAACTATTTCATTTACGCCGTTCATAGTCTTTGCATAACCATATTGATTTGGATTTCCATATGGATAAGATGGTTTATATTTATATCCGCCTAATCCTGCAGTTTTTCTGCCTAAAAATCTTTGAGGCAGTCTTATTGGATAGTTAGGGTCATCTAAGGCTCTTGGATTTCCTGCTATTTGAGAATATTTATAATCTAAACTAGCTTCTTCAAGTCTAGAAGCTTCTTCTGCAGGTAAATTTTCATAAGGATCAAAGTCAGGGTCTACTGGGAGAGCTTCTTCTTTTTGTTCTCTTTCAATAATTGAATCATCGCCTTCGCGAAGTTGTCCATCTCCTCTTCCGGCACTGATTCTACTATAGACTCTAGTTCGCTCTGCTTCGGGGAGTGTATCTGAGATTTCTCCATTTTCAAATCCTTTCAATTTTAATAAATATATTGCTCCATCAAGATAGTCATTGTCATCGCCTGTGCCCTTTGAAACACCCTGCTTCTCAAAAAACCTCTTCTCTGCGTACCATAACAATGCTTGAAAATCTGCATTAGTAATTTTAATTCCAGTATCTGCTTCTAATATAGCTCTTGCTCTATTTACTATTTCTCGCATAGCGGCTCTATCAGCCGCGCCTCTTGGAGCTTCTTGCTCTTGCGTTTGTGTATTATTAAAATGTGTTTCAGTAGCTAATTGTAATTCTGATTTGTCAGGCAGTTTAGTGCCAAATCTCATATTGCCTGCTTGGTATCCTTCACTTTCAAATTCTTTTCTAAAAGATTGATACTCCTTAACAAATTGTTCAGAAAAAAGTAAAGCATTATTTGCATTAGTTATATCCATACTCAATGCTTCTTGAGTTCTGTCTATTAGCTCTCTATCTAATTCTGTTAATTCATTATCAGTAGGCTCTTCGTTTTGTTTTGCGCTTTGTTTTCTTCCATCAAGAGCCAATAAAACTCTTTCTAGGTTTCTGTCTAATGTTTTTTGTGTAGGTGGTTTTTTAAATACGTCACCAGTCAATCTGTTTATGGCTCTCATAAACCATATATCCATTGTCAAGTTATCGTAATTTCCTCGTAAGTTTTGATAAAAGCCATGTCCTATCTTAGGCCCTATTACAAAAGCGCCCGTAACTGGCGTGTTGGCTGATTCTCCACCTGATATCGTAATTTTTAATTCTTTTACAAATTGATTTTGTTTTAATTGACTAGGAGTTGTTTCCATGTCCATAAAATCTATAAATTCTTGAGTTGATACTCCATTATCTTTCATTGCATTATAAAATAAAAATGCTTTTTTCATTGCAGATGATCTCTTGCCCCAGCCTTTTTTAGGAAATCTGCCGTTTGTAGATGCTTTCCATGCAGCATATTGTTCTTCAGCATGTTTAAAATTAAATAATACGCCCATGCCATTTGATGTAACTGATAAAGCAAAATCAAAAGCTAAGTTTGCATCTTTATCTGTTAATATTTCAGGATGTATAATTGATACGGCTTTTTTAGCAGCTTTTAACGTTTTGTCATACCAGCCAATGGCATTATCGCCTTGCTCTAAAGCTTTTTCAGCTTCAGCCGCCATCATAATGGCTACGTTTTCCCTAGCTTCTTCTCTTTCTACGGCTTTTTTTGAATGAATATCAAATACTATACCGCCTCTTTTAATTTGATGATTGGCAAGAGCATCTAATTTAAGAACTTTATTAGCTACAGCTATATTAGCTTTTGTAGGATCAGTTTGATACTCAGGTTGAGGTAGGATATTTCCTTTTTTATCATATTCATTAACAATAGTGCTATCAATTAATGGTCTACCATTTGGATCAAGGGTAGATTTAGCTCTTGCTATAGATGAATACTTTTTATCTATTTTTTGCTCGGCAGAACCTCTATCCCTTGCCTTTGAAAATTCTTCAGCAAGTTTTCGTATATCTCTTCCACTGATTGCTCTGGCTTCACTACTGTAAGTACCGGCATTTTTGAGTCCTTCGACTCCTTCTGGTGTTTGGATTTCATTAAACTCTCCTAAATCAAATATTGCTAACTGATTACCTTCTTCAGCAACATAAAGAGCCTCATTGAGGTCTTCTATAACCATAGTTGCATCTAAATAATATATTCCATCTGATGCCCATCCACCAGCATATAGTTTTTTACCAGATATTTCTGTCATTAATTTTAAGTTTTTAGCAAATTGCATTACATCATCAAGAGTAAGATTTTCTGCTCTTATAACCATTTCAGCTTCTTTTACTGGGGCCACAGCAAAGCCTTTGTTAGGAACTTCTAATGTATCTGGGTCTACAGTAAATCCATCAGGATTATCTCTTATAAAACCTAACAATCTATTTTCTAATGATTGTGGCTTATTTGATATTTTAGAGTATTTAAATTGTTCTTTGCCTTCAAACACAGGGTTTTTAGCTAGTACAAGTGGTCCAACTTGTATAACACGCTCCGCTGAAACAACTGGTTGTGTTGTTGTTCTATCGTAAAAATAAGAATGTCTTTCAGGATCAAAGCCAACTTGTATAAATGTAGGATCATTCATAGCGGCTTGAGCTTCTGCAAAAGAATTATCAGGAGTTGTTTGAACTAAATCACCAGAAATTGTAGCATAAGGAGATTTTGTCATTCTTTTAGCTTTAGTAATATCTCCTGTTTCTCTAAATTCAGCACCAAATGGCTTTCTTCTAGCTATATCTAATCCTTTATTTTGATCTGCTTCAGACATTGTAAAGTCTGCATTTGTTATTATAGCAGTAGATTCATGTGATATAGCTTTCCCTGCCATATTATGTATAGTTGGAACCCATGTGCCTTTTGTTGTGTAAGCTGGAATATCCAATCTTAATTTTATTCTTGTTCCTTCAGGTATTTCTTGTAATTTGTTTATAATTGCTTTTTTCTTTTCTCCAGCTAAAGCCTCTCTCATTTCATTAATTGTTGCAGGAGCAGGAACAGTTTCATAAGGAACTATAGGCTTTACATCATTAACTAACTTATCATATTGTGCGTAGTTTATTTTGCCTTGATATAATTTTTCAGAGGCTTCAGTTAGGGCATCTATTCTTGTTGTTACATCTTTAAATGATTGTTTTATTCTTTCTGTGTTACCTAGCTCAGGTCTTATGTACCCGGCAGCTATACCAGCGGTAGAGTATTTTGTTAAACTTCTAGCAGACTTTGGAACAGATTGTTTTCTTTTGATTTCAACTTCTGTTTTAGTTGAAAGAATGTTTGCAAATATTTGATTTGACTCAGTAAATCCAGCATCATAATTGCTAGTAAATATTGCTTTTAAGAATCTGATTATCTTATCAAATATACTTTTTGGCTTTGCAACAACTTTTAATTTACCATCTGCGTAGTCACGAAACATTTCTGCTACGGCTTCTTCTTGTATTCCTTCTTCAGTCAATCCTTGGTCTTTATAAAGTGCGCTTGCTCTTTCCATATAAGAATATTCTTTTTTAACAAACTTACCTTTTTCTAATCCAACATACTTCCTCTTTATGGCCGCCTTAACGAGGATGTCATATTCTGCATCTGTAAACGCTCCCATGTTTTTAAGAGCGTGTATAATCTCATGGTTCATAACGCCAGAAAGTTTTTTTGTTAACTGAGCCTCTGTAAGATTAGGATCATACAAATCCATCGCCAGTCCAATAATACGTTTTCCTTCAGGGGTAGAGCCAAAATAACCTTCTAACGAAGCATCTTCTTTGCCATATTGGTTAGAAATAATAGATTCGCCTTCTAATCTAATATCGCCAAGACCCATATCATTTAATTGTTGCTTTAAATTATTAAGCACAGAAGTTAATTTTAACTTATAGGCATCTGTATATGGAGATTTTGAGGCTTGATCTGATGTTCTTTTAGATGTGTAGTCAGGAATAACGTCTTCAGATTTTACCTGCTCTGTTTTTTCTGTCTTAGCTTTCTCTGAGGCCGACTCTAATGCATCGGCTTCATTTTTTAGTGCCATGTATTCTATAGCTAAATTATCTATCTCTTCTTCTGACATAGCTTTATTCTGCAGGTTCAGTATTTCTTTACCTCTTTGCTTAATAGCTTCTGACTTGGCTTTAATGTCTAACGCTCGTTGATCGGCCTTTACATATCTACCTTTTTTATCTTTTAAAACAACTCCATCTTCTTCCAATAACTTTAAATAAGTATCAACATCTGTATTAGTTATTTTAATTGATCCACCAAAACTATCGTTCAATGCTTTTCTTAAAGTATTTTTATTTAACTTGCCATTAACAGCAAGGTCTTCCACTATTATTGAAGCTTCTTTGTTTTTTGAATCCACTTCTTGATCTGTCATTTGGTTTTCTTGACCAGATGGAGAGTAATAAATATCTTTTTCTTGTTCAGTTAATATTGGTTTTTGTTTTGCTGTCTCTCGTCTTGCAGCTGAAGCGCCTATAGTATTTTCTAATTCATCAATAGATACATCTGCGCTTGGATCAGCTCCACGCATTTGTCTACGTTGTGCAATTCTTAAAGCCTCGTCTTTAGGTAAGTTTTGCAATGAAATATTATTTAATGGCTGAGTGGTTTCTCTAGCGGCGGCCATAGTTGCTGATGCACTTTTCTCTCCTCTAGTCCTTAAGTCCTCTATAGCTCTTGGTGCTATAGACTTTTCTATCTTTTGACTAGGCCCTTGAAGGAGACGTTGCTCTTGTGTTTCAGGTATGTCTTTCTTAGGTCCTTCTAATAGCAAAGTAGGCTTCAAAGACTCGGCATAATTTTCATAATTCTTTTGACGTTGTGTAGCTTCTCTATTTAAGTTTTTAAGGTCTTCGTCTAGTTGCATTCCTTTTTTATAAAACTTATTTAACTGCCTACCTCTAACGCTATCTACAATTAAGTTTAAAGCAGCACCTGCACCACCACCGTATACAGCATCATCGTAAGCACTTTGTCCTACCTCAAGGTCAGGATTATATAAACCTTGCTCAATCAAATCTTGAACAATTCCAGCACCTAGTTCTTGCGCCCCCTCTGCAATACCAGCACCAAAGGATCTTTTTAATTTACCACCTATCGTCATTAATGCTTTATCTATATCGGCTTTAGGAACCTTTTTGAGTATTCTCATTGTAGTGCCAAGTGTTCTGAACATAGGAGCAAAAGGCAATGCCTCGGTTGTTCCTAACAGTGCACTTAAACCAACTGCATCTCTTTTAGTTTGTTCATCAATTTCACCACCATTCTCAATAAAATTAGCCATTCTATTTAATTGATCAGATGTTTGTAAAGCTGCACCTTGCGTTGCCATCGTTCCTAAAGCAGATGCTCCAGCTACTCTTGCTCCAGCGCCTAATAAAGAGGCTCCTTTAGCCACAAATGTTCCGGGAATAAAGAAAGAAAGCAATGAACCAGCAGCTTGACCTGATTTACTTGATATACTTTCATTCATATCAAAAGTATCTTGTAAGCCTAACGCTGCTTCATTAGACCAGTTTTGAGCAGCTTTACCAAAATCAGTAGAGCCTATATCATAGCCACCAACATATTCTCCTAATGCAGATATACCTCCGGGAATTTGAGCTAGACTAGATAAAAATCCTCCAGCAGTAGACTTACCAAAAGTTAGTAATCCGCCTTCATCTTCTTCGGGCGCAGCGGGGACTTCTTGATTATAATTTCCATCAGTAGAAATATAGTTTTGAATCTTATCAAATTCTTCTTGATTAGGTGTTTCACCTTCTATTTCAAAGTCATATAGCTTCCCAGATAAAGGACTAATCGTAGAGTACATTCCCATTTAAGATGCCTTTTGTGTTGACGGTAACTTTCCTACATTAATTGAAGGCCTTGGTCTTATCTTAGCCTCTCCAAATAATTGACTTTTTTGAAATTCTAAATCTTTTATAGATTCTCTTAACGCTGCTATTTCATTTTTCTGTTCTTCGCTTGGAGAGTTATACGAATCTTTCATAATATCTGAAATTAATTTTTCTTTAGATGATATAGAAGTGCTAAAGCTATTCAAAGCTTGTATAGCACCAGATCGAGTTAATTTTCCTTTAGCTCCAGCGGCTATTCTAGCTTGTTGTATCTTGCTGCGCGCGTTAAGGATGTCGGTAATACCTTCTTCGTATCTTTTATTAGCTGCATTAAAAGCATCTAGACCCTGCATTCCACCTTCACCAATAGCACCAGCTAATGTTGGCTTCTCAGATGCAAGTATGCCTAAACCAGCTTGAGCAAGTGCCATGTATTTATCAAAGTTTCTGCTCTTATCTAATCCAGCCTGTCTTTTAAGAAGCTCTTCTTCTATTGATAACGTTTTATTTTCATCGCCAGAAGTTAAATTTAACTTTGGCTGATTTTTATTTTCTGTTTGATTTATTATTGCATCATTTAAACCTTGATCAATACCTTCAGCGTCTATTGTTTCTTCTTTTTCTTTCTCATTATCTAAAGTTGCATCAGTTGCAGGACTAGATAATGCTCCTAACATCCCGAATGGATTTCTTTTTTCAATTCTTCCCATAACAGTTTCTAAATCTGGATTTAATGCCTCTGATATGTATGAGCCAAATTTAGATAAATAACTTTCTTCATCAGGCAATCCATCCTGCGCTCTTATAACCCCACCTTCTGCAAATCTTCTCGCCTCTGTCCCAAAAGGTTCATTTATTCTTGCGCTTGTAAAATATTTATCTCTTCCATTCCTTAACACTGCTGGTTCTGGTCTAGCCATACCTTTACCACCAAAACCTATTTGTGTTGGAGGGCCTCTATATCCGGGTCTAGGAAACGCAGGCATAGGAATGGTAGGTCTAGGAACAATTCCGGTCTGTATATTCCCCATATTATTATTTAAATCAATATTAAACTTTTGCTCTGCTTCTTGTTGCACACCATCTAGATAAGGATCTATCTCTTGACCCATACTGTTTCTTATCTCATTACCAAACTGCATTAATCCACCAGAAGCCATCTTCATAGGCGCACTTGTGCCTACACCTTCTGACACTGCACTCTGAGGAGCCATTGCTTCAGGCATACCCATCATGCCTTGTTGAGGCACACCTGCTGCAGCAACGGCTTCTTCTGCTACTGTAGGTTGGTTTTGTGCTTGTCTAGCTTCTAAGTCACCCTTAACTCTTTTTCTTCTGTTTAGTTCAGATAAAACAAGAAACTGTGGTGTAGTTCCACTAGGTTGTTGCATTTCTTTTACAAGTTGATCTTGAGAGAAATTTTTTAAGTCATCTTGAACTTGTAATAGATTCATCATTATCCTGTTATCCCTTTATATAAACCAAGACCAGCTATACCTGTTCCTAACAAGTCTTGGAAAGGGTCTCTGTTTTGTAGCTTGGTTGTCTCTGTAGACGGTTGAACTGGAACACCTCTTAATATTGAAGACAAGAATGTAAGGTCTTCTCTTGGCATATCTCTTTGCCTTACA